TGTATTCAACGAACATATGGGTATCGAGTGAAGTTGTGGAGCCGGTAAGGTTGAAAGCTTTATCTTTTATGTAAACCGTTCGAGGCAGGAACAGAAGCTTTAAAGCCTGGTGGATAGTGTCGTCATCTTGGCCGGTATGCTCGGCAATCGTCTTCACAACAACACCCCAGTAATACCTGTTCTGATTATTCGTCCGTGAGTGCGTCACCTTTTCAACCGTGACTTCAACGCGCTTTTCGTTGGGGAAAGAGGCAAGGTACTGTTTCCACTGCTCGGCTTTATCAAGAAACAATTTGCCGTTGCGGACTGTTGCTTGAAATACAGACGTCATTCTCGTTGCGTTAATTCTTTAACTGCCAACCAAAACGGCTTGGAGTTGTCCTTACAATCTTTCCACCCCAGCAACATCCCTCGATTGTTTGCTTGGTCGCCTCCTATAACATGCCGATATTTGTAAACCCCATGGTCAAAGGCCTCATACATCTGACGAAGCCTATCGGTATCAAACACGTCTATGAACAGCCGGCCATAAGCGATTTTGTGAGCCTTGGTGTTGTTCAAAGTCTTTTCCTCCACAAAGAGGTTGCCCGTAATGGCAGATAGCCAGTCCATTTTGATTTCCCATAAAAGAGGGTTGTGAGGTTGGCCGGTGTAAATATCAAAGTCTTCTCGACGTGGGTCTTCTGTTTCTGAGAATTGGTTAAAGCCGAAAGGGATTTGGCGGTTATGGAAGTGGTCGGCCATTAAAAGCTCTAATGGCTTGCCGCGCTGGTCGCGGTCTTCAAAGAATGTGGTCGTATGGGTGGGGTTAAGTTATCTCTAACTTAATTATTGCAAATCTACAGAGGGCGTCAATCCTGCGGTTTTGTTGGGGATTTGGGTATAGGCACAATTTTATCCACAGTTAAACCTGGATATTTTCTAAGCAATTTCTTCTGGTAAGCATGAATCTCCGCTCGCCTCTTGTTGCGCCCATTAATAGTAACCACTTTTACCGCATCGAGAATTATCGCAATCTGAAATAAAAACAAAATACCGAAGCCAACCTCGTTAATAAGAGTGATAACAATCACAAATCTGAGAGACCATGAAGGAAAATGAGAAAGGCTGAAAGCACCAGGCGAAGCTGTGCTTAGCCAAGATGCAAACGGTAACCAAGCAGCGGCCACAACACTCATGAAAAGAATTACGACAGCGGTAAGTAAGTAACACACCCAGATGGCCAAGTCACCCAGCGCATCCACAGGGTGTGCATCGTAAGCATCAATATCCTTTAGCCGTTTCTCATATCGTAGCAAACGGAAATATGCGCGTCGTTTTGCAGTCCCAGCCCACCACAACTGAACTTTCGGCGTAATGATGTTTGCGAACACAGAAATCGGAACGGCGAGAACAAAAGCAACAATCCCAACCCAGGCTACGAACGTATTGAAATCCATGCGGCGGACACTATACAACCGGTCGAGATGGGATAGGAAGGGTTTCAGGGTGATATAATTCGCGGATGGCACATGAAATTGAAGTTCGATACAACGAGGATGAGCTGAAGGCCGAGATGGCCTGTCCGCTCTGCAAAAAAGACTGGGTGTTCCCATTCTCTGCCAGACAAATATTCGGCAAACCGTATCCCACGCCCGAAACAATTGTGAATCTTCATCTTTATGGAGCCGGCAAATCGGGAGTGTGTGACGGATTTGACTACGGAAACCTTCTACCAAAAATCGAACGTCTGGAAGATACAACCGTCCGATTAGAGTTCGAACCAGTCAAGCCACTCGTATAAGGGTACTAAATAGAAGTGTAAGCGGTTGCGTTCCGCCGTTTGGAATACAGGGCACAGGGGGCAGGGGTACCCTTCCTCCCTCTCCCCGCCCGAAGCAAGTGTAGGGGCGGCAGGTGCCCGCAACAGCGAGTCCTTGTCACTTATCCACTATTCCTTGTTTCTAAACGCCGCTTGAATTTTCAAAACGGCGCTTGCTTACGGTATGGGTATGAGGTTATCGGGCTCCATTCCTTCTGGCTTCTCGCCACCGTTAATGGAGCAACGGCTTTGTGAAAACACAAAACGCCACCTTAAAGGTCAATGCCTTAAAAGCAGCGTTCTGTATTCTGAAACATTCTAAATTGTTGAACGATTGTCATTGTAGTGGGGTTAGTTAAGCCGTCCTTCATTCCCTGGGGGCGGCTTTTTATTTATCGAGTATTGTAGCGGCGAGAAACTTAGCTAAAGCTAAAGCTTCTTCTCGTGAGAATTGGATATTGCCGTCCTTATCGGGTTTTCTTGCGTTCTTCTTTAATATCCTAACTGCTTTAATAAAATCTTTTTGAATATCTTCCATAAGAAATGTCAGCCCACGCACTTACGTGCAGGCAATAGACAGGTTGGTTATTTATTTAGAGCTGGTGGTAGAGAATTACACCCTACGTCCTCTGTCTCCGTTATGGGCCACCAGTGCTCTTAGTGAGCTACACCAGCTCTAAAGAAACAAAAACTTTCTTTACTAACTTAGGTGAGAGCCGCCGACAATCTCAGTACCTTTAAAATTACAAGCTTCATTTTCTTCAAACTCATCTCGAATTTCCAATTCACGAGCTAGAGCAGCTAGAGCAGCCCATCGTGCGACTGGAAAACCATAAGTATTTCTGCCGTTCAAGTTATACATTATTGTCGAATAAGTTGGATTTTTAAATGTGTGCACACCTCTATAAAGAGTGCTATTCGTTTTGTGATAATTTTTCCTGTGGAGTGCGTTAAATTTTCTGCTTACTATTCGAAGATTTTGTTTTCTATTATCCAATGTATTGTGATTTATATGGTCAATCTGTATTCCTGTGTTTCTTTTAGGAGTCGTTTTAATTAGTAAGACCAAGTGGTGCATAAATACTCTCGCAGCAGAACAGTAAGCGTACTGGTTCTTTAAATTGCCAATTAGATTCCAGTGTAAACTAGAAAGCCATTCAAAATCGTTATCGTCAACTAAAGCAAATTGTGTTGTTGTTTTATATTTAATAAGAAGTTGTTTCATTGAAAGAAATAAAAAACCGCTTTACGAGTGGGGCGAACTTGGGGTTCGAAAACCCCGCTCATAAAACGGTATTTCACCCCAAGTTTGGCAATAAACTTTATCTTCAGGCTAGCTACTGTGCTTATTGCTTTGTAATTATTACAAGTAATTAAATAGTCGTCAAGTCTACCTGTGGATAACCTATTCGACAGGTTTTATTAAAGGAGTAAAATTATAGTATCAATATTAAAGACCCGAATTATTGGGTCAAGAAAGTGAGCTATATGTTTCTACCAGAAAACTATAGGGAAATCCCTGCCAGTATTGGGGATTACATGAGAATGGAAGACGGAGCTAATAATATCCGTATTCTTTCTTCTGCAATTGTCGGTTATGAATACTGGAACACCGAAAATAAGCCAGTGAGAAACCGAACACCTTGGGAAACACTTCCAGGCGATATCCGTATCGAAAAAAACGGTTCTATTTCTAAAATTAAACATTTCTGGGCGTTTGTAGTCTGGAATTACGAAAAGAGCAAAATACAGATTCTCCAAGTAACCCAAAAAACAATCATGGAGGGTATTAAATCTTTAATAGACAACCCAAAGTGGGGCGACCCAAAGACCTTTGATATCACAATTACCAAAATGGGAGAGGGTTTAGAGACGAGCTATAGTGTAATGCCTAATCCGCATTCAGCTGTTGAAGATACCGTTACAGCTGAATTTAGAAAAAAGACTGTTAATCTTGAAGCTCTGTATGAGGGCAAAGACCCTTTCGTAAATACCGCAACCCCGGCGGAAATTGTCGCCAAAGCCAGTGGTGGAAAATTCAGCCCGCAGAAACCTTTAAGCACCGAAGATGATAGAAAAATGGAAGAAACAAGATACTAGAAGCGAAATTAGTATGTCAGTAGAAGACATCTACATTAAACCCCTTGAGCAAATTCTGGTAGAGGGGAAAATCTCCATCTACTACCAGCCGAATTTCAATGCTGAAACGGGTGAAAAAGAACCCTATTGGGGTTGTTACTCCCTAAAAAAGTTAAGTGTGAACGGGCGGGGGGCTACTCCAAAAGAAGCTGTGGTAGACTTATATAAAAAACTCTAAATGTTAGAGCCACATTACAATAAATTGGGCGAGTTTGTTGACCCGTGTATTGTATGTGGTTTTAACAGGTGTAGACGAGAGCACGCTGATGGCTGGGTTATTCTTACGGAAGTTATGCTAAAAGCAAGAGGCAGAATTACACAAGACTATAAAGTTAAATTCAAAGAGAAATTCTGGACTGAACCTGACCCAATGATAACCCGCCCTGAAGAAATGGGTATGGCTGAACACTGGCTCAAAGGTTTTATTAACGAAAATCTAAAAAAAGGTATGCCCCTAGACGAAGCAACGCTAGAGGCGTACAAAAGAGTCAGAAAACTGGTCAAAAGAAATCAAGACGGCAAATCGAATATCTTAACCCCCAGAGGGTGGCAAAGAAGGGAAAAGCCCCTAGAAGAGATAAGTAAAGAGAAGTGGGGGTTCTAGTCAACTGGAAAGAAATAACCCGCCTGAACGCATTTTTAAGCGTCTGGGCGGGTTTTAAAGTTTACTTCTTCGTCCAGCCCTTCTCCTCCAGCTCTTTGGCTGTGAAAGCTTTCTTGTCCTTCTGGGTCTTGTGGTGTCTGCGGGAGTGGGGAGGAACGGTAGAAAAAGGGCACAGGTCGCACTCTTTAAAGTCGGCGGTCTTCACCTTCTTCTTTTTGCCGTCTTCGGTCAAGACGTAAGCAAAGCCAAGGGCGTTGAGTTCGGTAATCCCGCCGTTAATCTTTTCCAGGAGTTCTTTTTTGGCGGTTTCCATCAGGGTTGCTTGCTGTTCCTGTAGTTTCTTAATCTGTTCTAATACGTTCACGGGTGCCTCCTTAGGCATATTGAAATATCCTCCTTTAATAAGTCAACTAATAACACCAGGAATGTCGAAATGTTTGTCCAGCCCACAATGGCAAGCCACACCCCATGCAAGCGTCGGGTTCCATTCGGCGGGCTTCTTCCATTTTCCTACGGGCGCGTCTCTTAGCCTTGAGTTTGGCTTCGCGTACTTTATTCCGGTAGGCCATCAATGGTAATGTCGTTAGGCTTCCTCATTCCAAGAGGGTTTATGTCGCCTTTTCGGTAACGTCCCCAGTAGGCCAAAGCCAAGCCTCCGAACTGTCCAACCACTTCAACTATTCGGACAAGTTCGGTGTCGGAAACGTTAAAAACGAATCCGAGTTTGTTGGCTAAAGAGCCAAGCAGGGCGATTATCAGCCCCGCGATTGTGATACTCATATTTTTATTTGTTCTCCCAACATTGTTTGGATGAAAACCAAGGGCTGGGGCCTCGGTGTTTTAAATGTCTAACAGCTGCGTTTATGTTGGCGTGTGGGTTAAAAACGGAAACGCCAGCTTTTCCTTCGGGGGTGTTCTTCCAGGTGCCTTTTAGGTATTGGTACACGCCAGAAGCGGTTGAAGTTTTATTTTTGGCATCCCATTTATACCCCGACTCGCACCTTGCAATCGCCAGGGGTAATTTAGGGTCAATCTTGTACGCTTTCGAATACGAGATGATAAGTTCCTTTATCTCGTCTTTGGACAGAATCAACGGGCTTGGTGGTGGTGTGCTTATGGGCGTGTTGACAATGGGCGCAGGAGCACTGGCAAGGGACGGATGCACTCCAAGTCCAAGTGGGAAGATACAAATTATTAGATAAAGTATTTTCAAGCATAGGTTTGTTGTCGCCCACAGTTGCCAATGTCAACAAAGTAAGGGGTTTTGTTTACATTTAGGGAAAGATGTAAACAAACACGGCAGTTTTCAGGCGTTAATTATTCACTTGCTCCTACCGACGGTGTAGACGCTGCGCCGGTAAGAGTAAATGAGTGAAAAAAGATGGGGCGTTTTATTTGAATCGACCGTCTTTGTTGACAATGGTTTTTAAGCGATGGCAGTTGGCACAGAGCGTTTGGAGGTTCGCGGGGTTATGGTTGCTATGGTTTCCGTCTATATGGTCGACATCAAGTTGGGCAGGATGAACAGGAATAAATCCACAGAAGGCACAGTTGCTCTTCTTATACCGACGGTAAGCAAAATATGCTCCGCTTCTCCAGCTGTTGGCTGGCCTGCGACAATTGGCGCAAATTGTGCGATATCGTTTTTGACCACGACTTTCAACAGGTTTGGTCTTACATTTTATGCAAAGAGGACGGGATATAAATTTAGATAATTAGTGGTAAAAGGTGGGGAACGTTTTACCATTCGTTCCCCAAATCCCAGGTAGCGGTCGGGATAAAACCGAGATAGAAGAATCACCCCCTTACTGTGCTAAGAATCCGGCCAGTTTTCCTGTGGCTTTGAATTGGGCGAGCGGGTCGAGTTCCTTAAACGCGCTTGTGAAGGCGTTGGTAAGGCTCCACATTGTTCGTGCCTTGAACTCGTCGTGCTGCGGGTTAAAGTAGTTGTTGTGAACATCTCTGACGAGGTGGCGGGGAACGTCCAGCTCTCCTTCCACGAACGCTTCGTAAATCACCATCTTGGCGTCTGTATCGCTGAGCTGCTGGCCTCTCCACATCTCAACCGCTTTCACCATCGGGTCGAATGAACGCTGCATGTCATCCACGCCGGCCGAAAGCGATTTGACCAGGTTGAAGTGTTTGGAGTGCTTAGCAAGCACAGGCGTGAAGTCTCCGTGGAAGCTCATATTGTCGCAAACGAACACTCGGTAGCCGACAGTCATTGCCAGCCGCATTGTTTTGTCATGCGAGTTGCGGAGTCCAAGGGCGAAGCGGGCGCCGTTAAAGGTCTGGTCCAGTTCCATCAGGCCGAACATCTTGTTTGTGTCCTGCGAAACCGCAAATTCCATTTTGTGAACTGCAATGTGTCTGAATCCGAGAGTTTCGACGAGGGCGTTTACCACTTCGTGATGAGGTATCGGTTTGTGTGTCGCTGTCCCTTGTGGGGTGGGGAGCTGGCAGAGAGTTTGGAAGTCAATCTTTTCGGTGTCAACGTGCGCTATCAAAGTGGAATCCACTTTTCCTCCTTATTGCAGATGAACTGCCCCCCAAGCCCGAAGGGCTTAGGAGAGGGGTGACGGAAATGTCACTTCGCTCCAGGTCGCACGCTGGAGGGGCAATTCACTTAATCAAACGACTGCGGTAGGCCACTTTCAAGGCGCGGGCTATTTGTATGTACGCGTTGCTGTGGATGGGTTTATTAATCTGGCGGCAGAAGTCCGAATAAGAAAGGTCATTTCTTAACCATGCCACAGACAGGTCTATTAACCGTCTGTCAACGTCAAAACGATGATTCATAAAGTTTCCTTTTAACCCGCATAAAGCGAGTAGGTTATTTATAAAAATGTGATTTCCCTTGCGGGCGACTGCTGACAGGGCTCAATTCCCGATAGTTTTACGAGTTCACGCTCGCAAGAGTTCTTTGTCAACATGCGTCTGAAAGCGACTTTAGAAGGCAAGAGGGGCAAAACTTTCGTTCGTCCCTCAAGTATTTGGTGGGGTTATTTAAGGTGCTTTTCAACATCCTTTGCACGCTTTAGCAGCTCCTTTTTTATCAGAGTTACTTCAAGGTGTTTCTGGGCGTCAACGAAGCTGTATGCGCCGTTGTACTTAATGCTGAAGAATTCATCTTCACGTTGAACGAGTGTTAACCAGAGGGCGGCGGTTTCCTGGGTGTAAAGGAAGTGTTTTTGGTCAGCTTCGAATTCTGCTTTCCGTTTTGCTGCCTCGCGTTCCGCTTTGTCGCGTTCTGCGTGGCGAATTTCGGTTTGCATTTGAAGCTCGAACATTTGCAGCTCGTTTAGACCAAGCGGTCTCTGCGCGGTCAAGGGCAGAATCGACTGCCCTATCATAAATCCAGCCAGGAAGAGGGAGAACTTCGATGTCCATTTCACGACGTCCCTCCAACGGTTTTGACTTTCAGTACGAGAAGCGGGGCGTTGTCCTTGATGTGTTTCTTGAAGCATTTGCCGTGGAAGACAAACTTTCCAAGTTTCTGTTTCTCGGGGTCGGCGGGGTAGACGGTTAAATTACATTCGTGGCAATACATCAGTATCTCCTAAGTGTTGCGTAACAGTGGTTGCACTTTGATTGGCCGGTGTCCTCTTGAGGCCACCAACAAATCCGACAGGTAATCAGGGGGTACCTTACGGTAGGCGTCGTAGGTAGGCGGTGCTGTAAACCAGCACAGCTCCGAAAAGCACTAAAACAATAATCCACACTAATCCTCCTTAACGAGCAGCTCGCTCGCGGGTGCCAGCGACGGGGCGTAAATCCCCGGCTCGAGCGATTTCGCTGGCATACGTGGGAAAGTTGTTAGGAGTGATTAAAGCGTAGCAAGGTATAACTAATCGAGCAAACAGGTTATCAACAGGACGAATCCACAGAGAATAAACAGGACAATCGAGCCTGCAAGAAACGGGTGGTTTAGTATGTCGTTAAAAATGTCGATAGGCATTACCAGGGTCTTTTAAACAGGTTCCATTCTTTTTCTTCCAGTCGATAATCAGGGAAAAGGGTTGTCATTGAGTTGTAGAACTTGTTTTTGCGTGTCTCGGTATCAAAGGGTACATATACCCCTTTTTCCTTATCTGACCAACCTACCTGTCTCATCACAATTCGACTGTCTGTCAAAACAACCTTCAAAGCAGAAGCGGGTGGGCCAGACATGGTCTTTAAGTGAGGAGCGTAAGAATCGTAGTAATAGAAAAGGTTTTTCTGAACATCCACATAAACCAAAACCACTGCGTGGTAAGGTTTGCTTCCGGGAATTGTTATTTGAATCGGGGCGTGCCTTAGATGGTAAGCCAAAGTCTGTGCGTTAGACGGTATCCATTCATACGCAACGGCAAAAGGGAATTCAGTCTTGCCTTTTATAACCACATCAGGGGGAATGTCCGTGTAATAAGACTCCCACGTGTAGTCATTGGGTTCAGGCCAAGTTTCCTGTTTTACCAATCCCAATTTTCTGGCGGTGTCTGCTACGGTGTTTAAATAGTTTCCTTGCCTCGTCGTGCCGGAGAGTTTGGCTAAAAAGCGGTCAGAGAAATTAAAGTCCTGCCCGGTGAGTTTCTTTAATTGAATTTCAACACAGTTGGTAAAGGAGTACGAAACACACGCCATCGTGTCAGCTCGGCCGTTAGACTGGCGTTCATCAGAGGGTAAATAAGGTCTCCAATCGGCAGAAGCGTTTCGGACTTCAAAAGGAATCGCTCCGGCGACGAAGTCTTCAGGCTTTACGCCTTCCAAAACGCCCTGGTTGTCGGTGGGGAATGTGTTATGGGGAACGGGCCTCCTAAAAAAGGAAAGAAGCCAGGAGAGAATGTTCATTTGCTGAAAAGATTAATTATTTGATCTTTAAAGAAGCTGGCGAGAAAAAGTAAAACTCCCAGAATGGCCGCAATCTTCCATTGCCACTTTTCAAGTGAAGTTACTCGGCCGTTGGTTTTCTTAACTTCGGCATGAATATCTGAAAGGCGCGACTCCATCCGCCCAAGCTTTTCATGGACGGAATTAAGGGTTTCGTGGATGTTGTCTATTCGGTCGGACATGGGGATAAGTGGACTTGCGTTAATTATTAGGGTTGCTAGGATTTATATAAGCCTATATAATTGAATTACTTATTAGTAACCGGGAGTTATTAAAGCCTCTATGTTCCTCCCGGTGCATAGGGGTTTTAATAACAAACACTGGGAGTTATATGGGTAGGTTTTGGATGGATGATGATTTCATCCGGGTTAAGGCTAGGCATTTATCATTAAAAGCAATTGTGGTGTTTATGGCTCTAAGTAGCCACGCTAATGGTAAGGGAAGTACTTTTATCGGTCATCGTAAATTAGGAGAGGAATTAGGTCTAAATAAGGATTCTGTTACACGGGCAATGAGGGAATTGGAAGCGTCCGATTTGGTCAGACGGTTAAGGGGTAAAAATGGTCTACCGTCCGAAACTGTCGTGCCAACCGTCCGAAACGACACTCTTAGACCGTCCGATTCTGTCAGACATAAGGAAGTAATTAAGGAAGATATTAAGGAACAGAATTTAATAGGTAAGATGATGAGAGGTTCAACTAAAGGTCGAGTATCGTTGGCGAAGGAAGCGCTTCGCGCAAAGTGGTCAGTGTAATTATTAATTATTTCACAAATGGAATTTATAATCGGTCTAGTCGTCGGTGTGATAGGGACTTTGTTCGCTATTGAGAATTGGTAGCGAGGAAAACATTACGGAGTAACGGTATGGCTTTTGAAAGCATGCCTTTTTGTTCAGGTGAAAGGGACGCAATACCTTTCGCTATTCTTGTCTTTGCTGCTGGCGAGCCTAAGGCTTTGCCTCCGGCTGCAAACCCTCCAGCAACAATCAAATCCTTAAACAACCCCTCAATATCTCCTTCTTTCAAATTCTGAGAAATGCTCGGCGCAGTGACTGCGGCTCCGGTAATGGTTCCGCCGAGAGTAGTCAGATTCAAGCGCTTTGTGATATTTGCTCGGTACTTGGCTGCGGTCTCTGCGCTGGTAAGGTTCGCATATCGCTCGTTCAAGTTCTTTATGGACGGAATGGTTTTATCACTGGCGCGCCCCTTTTCTACCGCTTCCTCTAAAAGGTCACGAACCTGCCGGTAGACTTTTGTTTTAACCTTATTTAAATCGTTGTCTAAGCCTTCCCGCCACCTTATCGAATCGCTTACATCAATTTTGAATTGCAAGGCTCCTTCGGGGTTCACCTTGAGGGTCTTCGTACCAGTTTGTACAAGCTTGTTGTCTATCCGTTGAAAGGTGCCGGTAACGCTGTTGCGAAAATCCATCAGAGCATCAATCATCTTTTGGTCACCCGTTCGGGTGGCCTTATTCAGGGCGTCATCAATCGGGGAAAGCGCCTTGGCAAGGTCAACTTGCTGGGTAGACACCTTCGGGTGCTTCAACGTCTGTCCAATTTCTGTCCCAATCTCTGCACGCTTCACGCCCAACTTGCCAATGAGGTCATCAAAAGAATTAGCAGCTATCTTTTCTCTTATCACGCCTAAACCGGGATTCTTGCCGAATTCGAAATCTTTGCTAAGAGGTTTTATCAGGCTGTTAATCACGCGTGGCGCGAGCTTGTCGGCAACTTTTCCAATTCCCTTACCAATCAATCCCGCACCTCCTGCGAAGGCAAGGTTTTCTGCCACGTTTTTATTGCTTCCGCCTTGTGCTTTTGTGACGGCCCCAATGCCGGCAGCTTCAGTGAGAAACTTTGTCGCCTTTATCGCCTTGCTTCCTGCTCCGGCAACTTCTAGTGCCTTCCCTGCTTTACCAGCCGCTCCTCCAGGTATGAAAAACTCGGCCACCTTTTCAGCACCAAAACCGACTGTTTGCGCTGTTCCTTGTGGTTTTAAAGCAGTCGTCCCTTCAAATGCCTCGTTCATTGTTGGGCTGGCTTGGTATGGTTTACCCGTTATGGCCTCGCTTATAGGTTTCGTAATCCAATCTAAAGTTCGCTGCCCTGCAGAACCGACGTTGCTAACTGTGCTGGCGGCTCCTTTGTAAGCTCCTTTCAGAAAATTCCCGACGGCACCACCAGCTGCTTGCGCGATGCTTTTCTGGGGTTGAATGGGGGCAGGGGCAGTTGTCGTAATCTGACTCTGATATTGTGGGTACTTTGAAAGCACCTTCTGTCCAACCTCCGAATCAGAAAGGTTACCGTACTGCGGATATTTCGTTTTCGTCGCCCTCCCCAAGTCGTCAATGGTCATTAGAGAATATTTAGCGGATCTGAATCCTGCGACTGCTGCAAAGAACTGCTCGGTGTTATGCCGCTGGCATTGTTAATAGTATTGATGCGTAACGTTTCAATAAACTCTTTTAGGGTTTTAAGTTTCGATTGAATCACCAGTGGGCTGTCATTAATTCCAGGCGTGTACGTGTTGAGCAACTTCTCTTCGTTCGGAGTAAAACTCGTACCACCCCGAAGTTTCGCAATGGTACCTTTTATTGTTCCAATTAGATTTCGAAGTTCCTCTCCCTCAGGGGTACCTTTTCCAAAATTCTTTGCCAGGAATTGATTTACCGTGCCTTGGCCAAATCCGCCAACGCCACTGAACTGAGTCTGCTGCCCTATAGAGAGAATCTTGTCCGCTAAGTCATTTACTGTATCCATTGTGGTAATAAGCTCTTGCTGCGCGGCCGGAAGTTTTACTGGTGTGGGCGTTCCTGCTGTGCCGAGAGTTCCACTGCCGGTGCTTCCTCCTCCTCCTCCGCCACCGACTTCACTAGCAAAGACGGTGCGGAATTGTGATTCTCTAAAACCCGGCACAATCTTCGCTTCGCCAGTTTGTTTATTAAAAAGTAACGGCGTGCCGTCAGGCGTAACTGTTAAAGAAAAGTCTGGTGGTACTTCAACATTCACTTCTACTCGTTTTGGTTCTCCGGTCGTTGGGTCAATGCCCCAGAACATACCCTTTCCATCTGACAGTTTTTCAAATTTCCAGTCCACTTGCTGTTGTTTCGGTTTCATCGAGTCATAAATCAATTCACCTAACCCTTCATCGCCGTAAGCATTTCTAAGCAGGAAACTCTTTCTGGCTGGGTCAATCTTGCTCAAATCCACATTACTCTTAGCCAAATTGCCTAACATACCCTTCGATTGTTCTTGAGCCTTGGTTAAATATTCTGTGTAAGCCTCGCTATGACCCAAAGCTTCGGCTTTTCTGGCAGTTATTTCTTCCCGGGCGGTCTTATCAATATTGCTGTAAACGGCCGCAACCTTCACTGCCTGTTCGTCCTGTATTGCTTTTCTGGCTACCTCATTCTTTCCTTTTTGTTCCAAATCGCGGGACGTGGCAAAGGTACTGCCTCCGAGTCCTGCATTCACATTTATAGCCCTTACTTTGTCCAAGCGTCCTGCGCCGGCCTCGTCTTCCCGCCTTAAGAGTTGCGCTGTCTCGGCGTTAATAGCGTCAATGTAGGTTTGGTTGTATTTCCTGACATTCTCACGGATGGCGTTTTCATCAACACCCGTTCTTTGTTTACTGAACTCATCAAAGCCTAAAAGCCCGCCAGACGCAGGATTCTGCCCGCTGACAGGTGTTATCGGTGCGGGTTGGGGTTGTGGGGTGGGTAACGGGGGCTGCGTATAACGCCGAACAACCGTTCCACCCTGGCCTCGACTTTGGCCAGTGGGATCTACTTCTTCCTCCATGAATTTGTATATTTGTGGGGGCATAAAAATTAGTTTGTTAATTACCTATAAATTGCGCGTTAAACTGGGTAAATCCTCCTGATGCAGGGGTGCAAGTAGAGCCTTGGTTTGCGGTGTTGCTGTTTATACCTAAGAGGGCAACCGTGTGGGTAGCTGCGGTAACCTGGGGGCTAATATAGGTAAAGTTTAAAGGGTGTAAAGGCCCGTTCGCGCCCGATTCATTTTGCATATAAGCAAGTCCTGTGGTTGTTCCTGTGAAGTCAATAGACACTCTTACCTGACAAATACCGCTGTTTGTGCCATTGCCTACACTTAATGTTCCGCTAATAAAAAGCCTTTGGGCACTGGTCGGAGCAACAGTTATGGTTGCAAGGGTGGTAGTGCCGTCACCCCAGTTTGCCGCAAGTAAAGTCGTAGTGGAGTTTCCGAAAATGCTTGGACTTCCCCAGCTTAGAGTTCCGCTTCCGTTATTAGTTAGAACGCCACTGACTTGGGAAGGCGGGAAAACATAACTCATACCCCTAAGCACTAAGGGTGCAGAAGAAGTTGCTGCTAGAGTGGTTGTGGCTGTAAATGTCCAGGCCTCGGTCAAATCCAAAAATCCTTGCGAGAGTTTTCCGTTGGTTTTGGTTACCGGAATAATCGTGGTTGCAGAAGACGTGGCATTGAATAGGGAAGCAGCAGGTATGAGCGTGTACGCACCCGTCATTCCCGTCCCCGCAATTATCTGTGCTGTGGTCGCAATTTGAACAATACCCGGAGTCGTAGTTGTTGCTGTTGGCGCTCCCTGCAAGGCAATCCCGTTGACATAAGAAATATTTGCCAAATAGTTTGTGTTGCTCGAAAGCGTGGTTGTAGAAATCGAGCTGTCGTAGCGAATCGGACTGGGCAGGGTTTCATCGCCGTTTAAAATCCGTCCGTGCAGGGCAACGTGCGGGTGGTCGGTAATCTTTATACTCGCGCCTCTGCGGTGGGTCTGTTTGAGAGAGGTAACGGAGCTGGTGCCGGTGACGGGAGAAATACCTCTTGTAAGGCTGGAAACAGCCGTACCCGAAGCCGTGCCGCACACATCCTCTGCAACAGAGGTTCCTTCATCAATCGTGAAACAGGTGAAACCGGAAAGGGAGTTGCCGGCCGTATCCGTTCCCGATACAAGCGTCATAGAAGTGGCGGAATCCGTAATAGAGGCTTGGAGGGAAGTCTCAAAACGGGCAACGGCAATGGGAATGGTCGCCCCCAAGGGTTGTTCAATTACCTGTATGGGATTCGTAATATTTTGAATTACAGGTTCAACGGGAGCGGGGATATCACTTTTCATGGCAACACCAAAGAAACCGGCAATAGCTGCCACAGTGGAAATGATTGCTACACTTATTTTTGCAAACAGGGAATCGAGCATAGGAGAGAAATTTAATTATTAAGCGGCTACTCTGTACCGACGGGGTATTCGTTGCCCCATTCTTTTAAGGTCAAAGTAGTTGTACATAGAAACAGAAAAGTAACCAATGCCCGTAGCGACAAATTTAATCTGTGCTTCGTCGAATTTGTCCTGGCGGACGGAAAGCTCGCGGAGGTAGTTGTAGGCAACAGCTCCGTCCCCTCCGCCCCCCACAGGGTTTTTGCCAATCACTTCGTTGCCAATTAGGGCTTGCGAGGTTCGGTCAACATAGCTGCCTGAGCCTTCTATCGTGCCGATGAATACAAATGGGGCTCTGTCTAAAGAGAGCCACACTTCACATTCCTGGTCGGGTCCCGTCTCTCCCTGTATCCGCAGTTTCTTGGACTTCTTCAGCTCTTTAATTCCGAGTTCTGAAATGTTGCTGATCCATTCGTTGGGGATCTCCGAGTCCTGGTCATCAAATCCTGAAAACAACTCAAATACGTTGTTGCTCATCGAATCACCCGCCACCAATGCTCCGTTGTAAATGTCGAAGCAGGAAGCGTAGTAATCGAGCACATCAAGGGCTTTTAACAGGCGGTCGTAGACAATTACGCGGTTGTTAACGGTGCTGTCAGAAGTTCGGCAGGCAAACAAAATCCAATCGTTAAACAAAATGCCTGCGGCAGTATCAAATTCATAGTCTTCTAAATTAAGGTTGTCGGACTTGGAAACGGGAATAACCTGCGTGGCGAGTCGGTCAAGGGTTAAGAGGCGGAGTCGTTTGTCGTTGTCATCAATGTAGTAAATCCCTTCCCCTGTCTCCACCTGCGCGCGGAAGTTGGGAATGCCAACCTGCTCTCTAAAAATAAGGTTGGTCAGTTCCAAATCGTCCAGGGATTCGCTCACTTTCCACGTTTTCTTTTCGTGGAAGCAGTACTTTTCGTCACCATAAAAGCCGATGCTTTGAAATTTACCCCCGCCGTCATCCTGCCTCAAAACATAGCCTTGTCCTGCCGTGCGTGTGCCGGAATAGGAGAAATCGGCTATGCCTCCGCTTGTGGAATCTTCCCAGTAATAATCAGCGGTAACCGCGCCTACTGCTGCCACAGCAAAGGTCACGCTGTACGCCCCGGTGGTGTAGTTAATCGTTCCTGTGCCTCCTGCACTTCCTACCAGTAACCCGTTCTTGTCGTCTGTAAAAGTTTCGCTGGTGTCGTCAATGCGAACCAAAAAGCACGTTCGTTTCGAGCCAGCCGCCTTAAAGGCCAAGGTTCCTGTGTAGGTAAGGGAGCCGCTGCTGCCTATGGCCTCGTTGGTAATCTCGGTGAAATCCGAAACTTCGTCTTTGTCGATTTTCGAGCGGTAGAGGCCTGTCTCATCCTTCCCGCCGTTGGTTCCTTTTCTGTCCCACAAATACATCCTTCCGGTTTTAATGCGGATTTTGCCTTTATGGTCAGTGGAGAGGAGGTCGGTAATCGAGCCGGGGTTGGCAGCCATTATTTTGTAAATGGAGCTGCTTTTGGAGGACAGGTAACCGGCCGCGCCGGAAAGTCCGCTGTACGGTTCTATGGAAATATCCTCGCCGTCTGCTGCGGCAGGAAGGACGTTTGAGCCGTTTTCTATCCAGTCTTCAGTAACGGTGTCAAAATACTCAACTTTTCGGCCTCGGGTTCTTACCAAGACCTCGGTGCCGTCCTGTTTTTTCAAAGTCCGAAGCCCTGTCACCCTGCCGGCGCCGGCATCACTTCCTAAACGGGTAGATCCTCGGCGAACTTCTATCTTGTCGCCCATCGTCTGCCAATTCAGAGAACTTGAAGCGGCGCCCTCAGGAATGCTTTGGGCTTCGAATTCATCAACAATTCCGTGTATGAAGTTTTTTACTTGGTGCTGGGGGAGCATTTAAGGTGGGGGTTAATAACGAATTCCTAACGCTACATTATCTTGTCCGTCTGTTTCTCCATACGGCGTGGAGCGGCCTATTGCGGATAATTTGAGATCAGCATCCCAATCGCGCATAGCGTTCTTCCCGACGCTGTATTCCAATTCCCATTCTGGTTTCCAGCTTCGGCCTTTTTCGCCTCGTTCAATCTGGTCAAAGAGCTTCACCATGTCAAAAGGGATGAGGAAGTGGAATTCGGTTGGCCAAATAACAGTAGTCGTGCCGGCATCAATGCTGGCCTGGGTGATGTCGGTCGTTTTCTTTAGATAGGGGATGGTAATGGTCTGGGCGCTGGTTTGTATCCCGCAAAGGTGGAGGTTGTTATTGGCCGTATCCAGGTAGAAACGATTACCCCCGCTTTCGCGGTACTCAACGCTTCGGTCAAACGGAACAGGGAAATAAGGGCTTGTACCAACGTAAATCCTGTCGGTGGCAAGTCCTCTAAAAGCCGCCGGTAAGGCTTTGGCAGTAGTATAGGTCTGTCCTGCCGCAGTGGTGTTGCTGCTGTCCAACGCCTTAATAATTTCGAGCTTCATCTCCCGCTCAAGTTTGTTTTTGGCGTTGTTGGCGAGCTGAATCTTCAGCGTGTCGGTAAGCGTGCTGTCGTCGTCTACAAGGTCAATAAATTGTTGGATTATTTCTGAATCGGTCATTGAGGTGGGGTTTAATTATCTAATAATTGTGTCACCATTAAGTTTTACTTCGCCTAAAAGCCAGACTGTAGGAGTAACAGCAGCAACTGCGGCGGCAGCAAAAGGACAGGCTTTTCCGTTTCCTGAATTATAGAGTTCGGTTCTTTCGTCAGAGGTGAGAGTGCGTTTCCAAAATCCTACTTCATCAATAAGGCCGTCAAATTTAATCGCGCTGCCGACAAAACCGCCCATCTGAAACGCATTTGCTTCGTCTTGTGTCCCACCACTCCAAGCCGCTTCAGCAGGCGTACCGTTGTCGATTTGAATGAAAATTTTGTCTGCTGCCGAATCATGCCAGGCAACTACATAAAACCAAGTCCCGGCTGAGGAACCTGAACCGGTAACGGTGGCATTTGAAGAGCCGTTACCAACATTAAACTTAAAATTATTGTCAGCATTGCTAATCCACACGGTATAGGCAGTACCGTTTCCAAAAAAATCACTACCCTTATTAACAATCGGCATATTGAAGACGGGAAGAGTTTCGGGCTTAACCCATGCGCCCCATGTGAAATCCGTATCAGCGCCAAGTGAGAGGTCGGCATGGTCGGCATGCTCAAAATATTCACCATTATCAAGTTCTAAATCTCGCGCTCCGCTAATCTTGCCTGTAGTTGCGGCAACAGTATTGTTATCGGTAAGGGTTCTGGAGCCGAAAGCATCAACTGCGTTTCCACTGGCTTCATCAAGCGCCCAACAGGAAACAAGGGTGGTCTGTAAATCCGCCCCTGCGGCATACGGCGACAGGAGAAGAACTACGCTTAAAAAAAGTGAGATTAGTTTCTTCATGGTTTAAGCATTATCCAATCGTGGTCTTTGTGAGTTTCCGGGCCGAAGTTCTCAGACTTCTCCCACAGAACCTCACCGTCTATAAACGAAGTAGTAATAACGTACCCCCATCCTTTGGGTCCTTCATAAACATCAACTCTGGTTGAAAACGAAGCGTCTTGGGGCATAACTATTCCGGTGTCGCTCCATTGTTCCGCATAATCAGTAGTACCTTTTACTGGGTTAATTATTTCTTTCTCTCCATCTTTAGGCATTTTGGAAGTAGTCTCAAGTCCCTGCCAATATCGTCTATTGTTTATGAAGTAGTCATGTTGAAACGCCTGAATCTGTGAAGATATTTCTGCCCGATAAGCATCCGCTTCACTCTTAATCTCTGGGGGTGTTGCAAAAAAGATTGGCGCAGCAAAAGCCACGGGAATTAATAACCCAACAAGCCGTTTCCATTTTCTTTTTATCCAATTAATCATTGGCAAATACTTTCACTAGTTGAGGTGGTAAAAGTCCCGCCCGCAAACTTCATATACACATAAAGAGCGGCGGTTTTATCGTAAAGAGCCAAACAGCCCAACTTGGCAGTTGTAGGTGTGGTGGTTCCGCCAATCCGCAAAATGGCAGGTTGAGTGGTGGAGGATGAATCAACTAAATGCAGCAAAGCTTCGGGCGTAGAAGTGCCAATACCAACCCTACCGCTTGGAAGTACGGTTAACAGACTTGCTCCTGTGGATGAAGCAATATGAAGCGGAATTGCAGCCCCGGTTCCCTGTATGGTTAAAGTAGACCCTGGGGTTGCTGTCCCAATACCAACATTACCGCCTAAGAGAGCAGCAGCGTAGTTGTTGGTGGCGCCGGTGGAAGCCTGCAAGTATAAACCATAAGCATTGGTAGTGGAAGCGTTAAGGGTAGAGCTGGTTATGGAGATGGCGGTTGATGAGGAAATAACAACTCCAAGTCCGGCAATAGGGTTAGCCAGGCTTAAGGTGGAGGCGTTGGCAAGAGTGTAGGCAGCAGACGATGCTGTGGCTATGGTCTGCGGGTTAAGCAGCATTTGGTAAGCAGTGGAAATGGTGGTGTTGGTGGAAAGGGTAGTTATAAGGGTTGAGGATGATTCAAACATCCTGTAGTCAAAGGCAGAGGTGTTAATTGGGTTTATGAAAATACCACGGCTCACGCCGGAAGCGGAGGACGTCTGGTTGGTAGTTCCCTGAATTTCAAGGATATGCGAAACGCCAGTACCTGAAGTGGGGGCAAATGTGTTGTTACTAATATTTACAACTCTTACTGTACCGGACGTAAGGGTATTACTACCACCTGTTTGAATTGAAAAGTTCGTACCTGAGTTCAGCGCGGTAACTGCCCCGCTTAAAGTATAGGCAGCTGATGCTAAAAGGCTGCTACTCGTTAAGTTTGTTCCCCCGTTAAAAGTTACGAATGTAGAGCCAAGGTTTAAAGTGGACAAACCTGAACCAATATTAAGCGTGGCGGCTCCACTTCTATATATGACAGAAGCCGCATCTCCTAAGTTAATACCCTGAGTTGCAGCAGTTCCGCCCGACGGGAAGGTCAGCAAAGCTCCGGGAGTAGAAGTCCCTATTCCAATTTTCCCGTTAGCAGCAACAGTGAGTAAAGAAGTGCCGGTTGATGACGCTGCCACGAATACAGGAAGCACAGGTAAGGTAGACGTACCCTGGACAGCTAATGTAGCAATCGGGGAGGTAGTACCAATCCCTACAGACCCATCGGGAGTTATCCTCATTCTCTCAACGCGTGTAGTGGAGGAAGCATTGGTAGTTTCAAATGTCATATAGGTGCTTTGGTCAGCGTCTGTCCAATTAGCACCGGTAATCATTTGGATTGCGGCTTTGCTGCCAGCAGCCCAAGTCGAAGTACCGTGCCCCCTAGCTCCCATAAAATAAAGGACATCGCCACTTAAACTGACTGTTGGAGCGGCGGGAGTGCCACGTGCTGAAAACGTATTTATTCCGGCAGAGCCTCCGCCATAATTTGCAATACCTATAAGATTCCCCGCCGCTGCGCCGCAATTCGTACAAGAAGAAACAAAATTACCAAGACCTACACCACTAGCAAAAGGTCCATTAGCAGTAGTTGGAGGTGTAGCCCCAACAACTAAAGTGCCCGTATTATGTAGAGTTAGTAATTGGGCACCTGTAGCGGAAGCGATATTAAATAGTTTAGTCGTGCCATTACCCTGAATATCTAGTGTATAAGCAGGGGTTGATGTGCCAATTCCTATTTCATCTGTGGAAGTAGCGTTGTAAATTAATCCACTGCCCAAAGTCCAAGCTGAATCCCCACCACCACTATTAGCGTCAGTTCCACAGTAAAGCTCTCCGCTCGCTGCTAAAGCTTTAACATCACAGTTTGCAAGCATCAAAGAAGTAATCGAGGTAGAACCAACTACGCTTAAAGCCTGGGCGGGGGTTTGAGTGGCTATACCTAATTTCTGACCAGTAAATGTTCCGAATACGAGTGAGCCTGCTTGATTTAAAAGAAGAGTCGTATCAGCAGCAAGAACCATAGTGCCACTGCCCTGCGTCCTAAAAGTAATGTCTTCATTTGTTCCCCTGGAAATAATAGTGTGGAAATCAGACCCCGACACAGCAGTTGCGCCGATGCTCAAACCACCTGCCGATGTACCTGTAAGCAGGCTGGGGACAGTAGTGCTGGCGGTTATTGTGCAACCCACGTCAGAATTGCTGTTTAAACACGCTTGAGTAGTAGAGCTGGTTAAGGCAGTTGTGGTAAATGTTCCTGTAAACACGTTGGAGGAAATTACATCTGAAACGGAAGTGGAAGCATTCACACCGTAACGGTAATCGTGGCCGGTAATAGAAATAAAGGTGTTACCGGTAATTGTATTCTTGTAACTCTGGCTTAAAATAATCGCGTCGGTTACATCATCAGTGCGGTTGTCCCCGCCGTAAAACTCGTTTCCGGTAATCTGACTGCCGTAAGAGCTGTTAGCTTCACCCTGATACCTGCCGTCAATACAAATATCGTGACTATAGTTAAGGCCAAACTGGTTGCCGTTAATTAAAAGGAGACCTGAAGAAAAACCTGTGGAAGAACCCGTGGCGTAAAGTCCGCAGTTAACATTCCAGGCAATATCAGAACCTATTATTCTGGCGGCCCCTGCGTTGTGGAGGTGAATCCCATACGTGCCGTTGTTCTCGGCCTCGGTTAATTTCTCAAATACCGGGTCAGTTGCGTTTTCTATGTAAAAACCTGCGCTCCCGTTCTGAACGGAAGTCACGCCAAAGAATTTAGGTGCCTGGGCTTCGTTACCGGAATCTGTGGCGGAAATTGCGGCAAAGCCGTGGCGTTTGCAATCGGAAACCTGAACGTCTTCAAAAGTTGTCCACTTCTTATTAATCAGAACACAATCCTTCGCAGTCGCGTTATTTGCTTTATTACCGTCAATGGCTATATCCCGAATCGAAGCTCCGGTGGTGGTTGCAATAATCATCGCGGCAAGGTTGGTGGTGTTGGCCTGTTTTAAAATCGTGGGGGCTGTGTTGGTAGTGGTGTGCGGGTTGCCGTATCCACTACCGACTAAATGCCCAATGGTAATAGCTGCGCTGACTGTATAAGTCCCGCCTTGGGTGAAGCGTAAAACTTGGTTCCCATTTAAAGTAACAGCCGTGCTTATCGTCGTGCCACAGCCCTGGCTTACCCAAATCTCGCCCGGAGTGGTAAGTCCTAAGTCAGCTCTGGCGGCAACAATCTTGGCTCCGCAGTCACTCCCTGGGAAAGTGGAGGCTATACGAATCGAATCAAGGTTGCGGGGAAGAGTAATGCCTGCCGAAGTGACCTGTAAATAAACAGTGTTGGTTGAAGAAGCAACCCGCAGAATATCCATCGTGGGCTGGGTAGATGTTCCTTGCGCGACAAAAATCGCAGATGGAGTGGTTGAGTTAATACCCAACGCAACACCTGAAGTTCCTTGGAAGAAGTTCGTTCCACCGAATGTGCTGGAATTGACTTTGTACTGAAGGGAATTTGTTAATCCTGCGGGTGTGCTGCTAGATCCGCCTCCTGCGCCTCCGTCGTCATCATCACAAATAACGAAGCCGCTCGCGTCCGTGGTCAGCACGCCGTTGTTCGTATAGCCCGTGCAGTTTAGAGCTGAAAGTTGTAAGGGGCTGGATGTCGGTATCAAAACGCCGTTATTCAGGTTGCGCGGGACCAAACGTTGAACAGTCGATGAGGCAACCCATTGGTTTAAAAGTGTCTGTGTGGCGTCACTGCCCAGAAGCTGCTGTTTGAGTGCGGGTGGTTTCGAAGATAAATAAAAGCCGCCCGCAAAACCGAGGAGAAATAGAAAACCCAGAATTAAAAGTTTAATCTTCATCTTCCTTTGGTTTAGTGACAGGCACAATGAACGCTATCCTGTTGAATTCCTTTTTCAGGCTTTGAATGCCGGCTTTAAATTCATCCACGTCATTTCCCAAAAACTCCTTTATTCGGTCAAAAAGGGCATCGAGTTTCTTTTGGAAGTCCTCAACGTTCGGGGTCATATCCCCTTTAAAGGTTTCAAAAGCGTCCAAGACAGGTTGAAGGTCGGTTTGGGGCGTAGTTTCTTTGTCTTTAATGGCCTTGAGAACAGAACGCTCCAAGGCTTCAAATCTTGCCATTAGGGGAGAGAAGTCGGCTTCCTTGGCGGGTACAGGCCGGTTAGCCCTAACTTCTGTCAGAATCGCTTGTAATGAGTTTGAAAAGGGGCTGAAATCGGGGTCTTTGGGGTCGGGGAAAACAATCTTCTTTATTTCTTCAGCAATAATCTTTTTAACACGGTTGTAGTCAACGTCAGATCCGCCGCCGCCTCCACTGTGCTTCGGGATGTGTTCAATCCTGTGTTCTTCAAATTTCTCGCCATAGTTGGACGATTTCGTGGTGTAGGCCGAATCGGTATAGGCAGTGTATGTAATCAGAATGTCAAAACCTTCACCCGTGGGATCTGCCGGCACTCGCCATTCCTTTGTAAAACGTCTGTTGCCTTGGTCGGTAAGGTTTATCGTGTCAATTAAAGCGTCGGTCTTGGCATTACGAATAACAGCCCTGACGTAATAAGTCGTGCTGTCCTGGTGGTCTTCTAGGCCACGGGCCAAGACTATTTCGCTTTGAGGTTCTATGCGCAAGGAAAAGGCTGTTTAATAATTGGCGTGGATAATCAAAAGGCTGTTTGCGGTCGGAGAGGCTATCGCATAAATGTTTCCGTGGAACATTTTGAGCGGAGTCATCTCATAGCAAGAACCACCCGGTATTTTTATACCGGAAGCGGAAGTAGTCGTTGCGCCCAAGCCTAAATAGATGCCTGCCGCCGCTGTGGTGCTTTCATTGCAAAAAGACAGGTATCCCCGGCCTGAGTTGGCGGAAAGAATCGGGGATAATGACCAACTTGTCCCGACTGCGGTTGTGGTTGCTGAAGCCGAGTCGTAAAAAAACGTTCCCGGACTCCCACCGCCACCGCCTAATGGTTGAGGCTTGGTAAAGCCCCAAATGCCAAGCGTTATAGCCCCAATCAAGGCTAACACTACGAGTAATTGTTTCATTGTTGTTTGTTAATGATGTTATCCTCCGCCCCTTTTTCTAAAAGGGCGAAAGGAACACCACTAGTTATTGGTATTGATAATCACGTAGTCGTAGCAGAACGGGTTGGTTGTAGGGGCAATTTGCGTCCTGACAACAAATCCGTTGCCGGGGGTTAAAGTTGTAACAAGCGTGCCGCTCGCAACCGCAGTATTGCAGGTTACGTTCGGAATCGTTGTGGTAGCTGTTTGGTTTATAAGAACCAAAGAGCTTGACTTTACCGCCGTGGTAGAAGCACCAACAACAGCCGCTGAGGCTGGAATGGTGAATTTACCAACTGTACCGCTACCCAAAGCTGCCGGTGAGGTTGAGCTGTTGCTAACATTGCTCATCAACAATCTGGCAAGAGTGCTTGTGCCAGTGACAGCGAGAGTCCCGCCAACTACACTATTACCTGAATTGGTAATGCCTACGGCGCTTACAGTGCCGGTAGTAGAAGCGTTGCCGCTTGAATCCACGGCAAATTGGTCGGTTGAACCGGCATAAAAGCCGTTTACAAAGTTAGAAGCAATCGTCCTAACGTTACTGCCAAGTAATTCTGACTGATTCGCTCCGTTATGGAATACACCGTATCCAAAACCCAACCCCACAAGGAGCGAAACAACTGAAAGAATGTATTTATTCATTGAGGTTAGAAGGTTAAGGATTAAGTGTAGGTTCCACTGTCAACTTTGACATTGACCAATTTGCGGGCGCCGTCAGCAAAGGTCTTTTTACCAAACAAGGTGTAAGCCTTAATTGCAAATTCATCAATACGCTTTTCCATTCTGTCAATCTGGATTTGCGGGTTGCGTTGAAGAACAAAATCAACCGCGCCTTTCTTTCCAAACATAAGGTTAGTAATGTTGCTGTATTGAGATTGTGAGGCTACATTCCAGCCGTCGCCTGCGGCGGTAAGGGTTTCACCCAAAATTGGGGAACCAATACCTCTCCAAGTGACAGTCAATTTGTCTGTGGAGTTGGTGTTAGTCCATGTAGAACCGTAAAGCAAAGCTTGGTGTTCCGCGGACATGGAAGAATAACCGGTGTCGGTCGCTTCTGCTTCGCTGGTACCTGGCGCGTTTAAGAACTCGGCCAAATTGGCGCGGGTAATGTCCACCGTGGAGGCAATGTGGACTTCACTCGCACCGGTAGTGGCGGAAAGAGTAGCTACAAAAGTTATAGTGATTGTCTGGTCGGCAACCTTAATGGTTAAGGTATCGCCGTCAGTTGGCAGAGTGGCCATGTAAAGCGTGCCTGTAAAATAAGCGCCGTTGTTTACATACAGGTCAAAAATGTTGTACCTGCCGACGTGACCGTTTGTTCCTGTTGAATCGCCTAACGCGCTGTCTTTCCCTGATAAGCGTTCAATAAGAACCTGATAGACATCAGGGGTAATGTTAGCGAAAAAGGGAGACTCACCCGGTTTAAAGTTATATACGTTCTGCCTGCCTAAGCGCTTTTGTGCAAGGGCAAACATCTTGTCTAAGTTGTTAACGGTAAGAGTTAAACCGTTGCCGGAAGTGCCGCCAAAGTCGGCCGCGTCTACCGTTGAGGTAGCGTTGGCAACTTCAGCGAGATAATAGCCGTTAATAACGTTGTTCAACTGTTCTACGGCCATGTCAGTGAACTTTTGTCGTGCTTTTGGAGTGGATTGCAATTCGTCCAAGTCTGAAATAACGAACGGAATGGTGGGCGTTTTATCAACCGTAAGGCTTTCCGCAGTGGTGGTGCCTGTTTGGAGGGTTACGTCGCTATACCTTGTATAGTCATTTGGAACCATCCTGGTTGGATAAACACGTTTTACCGTGTCGCCGTCTTTCAGCTCTTTTTCCAATCGGAAATTAGCCTGGGGACGCCATGCGTTCGATACCCAGAGGACTTCTTGCATTTCCCGCGACCATATTGTCGCGAAACTTGCAGATAATGCCATTTAAGTAAGGATTAATTATGTTCTGGCATGCCTAATCGGCACGTCAGGTGTCCTTTCATCTCTCCATTTGATGTAAGCCTGATATTGAGGGCTGCCTAAGGGTTCTTTATCCAAGAACTCCATTAGTTTAGTTTCGTCGTTATGAATTTCTTCAAAGTCCACAACATCAGTACCTGCCTTACTGCCTCCCTGTGAAGGTTCGGCGGAAGGTTTGCCAGGTTCAACTTCAGGCTTTACGAATTTGTGGTAAAGCTCAAAGAGGGGCTTTTTGAAGTAAGGTTCACCGTCAGGCGCGGGCTTATCGGAATAAGCCAACTCCATTAGTTTCTCCCGTACTTCGGGCTTTTTAAGAAGCTCGTCACCTAAAGCGGACTGGAGGCGTGAGTAATCGGCTATAAAAGCCTGTTGCTCGGCCTTTTCCTGCTCGGTTTGCTGCTGCTTGGCAATCAAATCCTGCACTTCTTTTGGAAGCTCAGGCTTAATGCCGGCGCGAATGGCCACTACAAGGTCGTTGAACAAAGCTTTATTTGCATCATCGACGCCGTATTTTTCGAGAATCTCCGCTACGTCGCTTGTGGTAACGGGCGTTGATTGTTCTCCGGCCTTTTGCAAGTGTTGTTGGAGGGCTTTTTCAGCCTTCTCCGCACGCTGCTCAGCTTCGTGCTTCTTTTCTAGGAGAGTTTGAAAGGGCGTTGCCTTTTTGGGCTGCCGTTCTACTTTCGTATCAGGCTGCTCTTTAGGTTCCTCAACTTTTACCTTTTCAGGTTCAGTTTTTGGTTCCTCTGTCTTAGGCGCTACAGGCGGTGTTTCAGCCTCCGCAGGCTTTGCCGGTTCCGCTTCAGGTTCTTTAGGAGCCTGTAAATCGGCTACTGCCTCGGCAGGCAGGTCGGTGACGATTTTGTCGTCACCAATAACTACTTCAGTCATATGTTTTTGGGTTGCCCTATCGGGCAAGAATGGCTGTAAACGGAGAGCCAATTATCCGAAAGCGTTTTGGATTGTTGCTTAAAACAAAAAACCGGCAGATTGCCGGTGTTGTATGAGCTGCTAAGGACGAGAATCACCAAGACCTTAGCAGTTTGTACAGTACCGCCAATGTTGGTGATTCTTTAAATTGTAGTTGAAAGGAACTATCTAACTTCGCCTTTTATCTTACCGGCGTATTCGCTGGCCAATTTTTTCGCTTCTTTGCCGTGCGCTTCAACACTGTAAGTGCGGACAAATCCGCCTGTAGCGTTGAACACGTCAAAGGAAGTCTTCTTGGCTTTCTTCGGAGCTGGTGCGGTTTCTTCTATGTCGGCCGCGCCACGCTCGTTGCTGTCTTCATTAACAGCTGGTGCCTTTTCTTCGGCTACCTTTGCCTTTTTTGCCATACATTTATTTCTTGGTTAATTGTGAAAATAATATTGCTACTGTGTGAAAAAACTGAAAGGAATTCTTTTGGTAATCTATGCCATTAACCATCTTACGGAGAGAGCCATCTTCAATTAACGCGGTTTTGGTTTCACCTTTGTAGGAAAGGGTAACAATTCCTTTTTTGGGAAATGCCGTAATGATAATTACGTTGCGGTTTGTTACTGGTATCGTAATAGGTCTTTGGTCTCTTGTCAAAAACTTACGAATTCTTTGCGCGAGCGAGGGCTTCTTTAATGGCGGATTCGAGCTGTTCTCGATGACTTCCGTTGAAGATTGAGAGAAAGCGGTCACAAATGTCTTTCTTTGCAAACAGCTCGTCACGCTGTCTGTCAGTTAATGTTCTGTCGTTTTGTAAAAGCAAATTGCAGCGGTCAACTTCAGCCTGTAACCAGTCAATATAATCTTTGAAAACAGGAGTGTCTTTTAGGTTTTCCTTTACCGCTACTTCGTGAAGTCGTTTCTCAAAATTCAAAACGTCCTTCTTGCTTTCCTCATCAAATCCCCCGCTAAAAACTAATTGCCTAAGCTGTTCAAGTTCTTGCATACGGTGCTGGGGCTAATTGTGTCATCTGTTGCGACTGGCTGGCTGTTCCTTCGGGCGTGTTTGGTGTAGGAGTTTCAGTCGGGAACCCCGGCTCACTTGGCATTAGGGGTAATCCCTGCTGCGCTCGCGTTTGAACCGCTTTGCGGGCGGCGTTCTCTGCGGCTATAGGCAAATGAATTTCAGCAATCTGCATTAGCTTCATGTACTTTTCCAGGGGCAAGTCTTCTTCAGTGGCGAAATCCACAATCTTTTGGCAAAAGACGGTCGTAGCGCCTCGGTATGGCTTGTATTCCTTACCCTCTAAACAATCCTGAATCATCTTGGAAGCTCTGCTTAAGACTTCACGGTTGCTTTCATCCTGAAGGTCAAAAGCAAGGCGTATTTCATCGTCAGGGATCTCAATGCTCTGCATTTTGGTTTTTACGCGCCATTTCGGACTGGTGACAAGCAGCTCATCGGGAGCTAAGGTCTTAAACATTTCCGCTAAGGCTTTTTTCTGCAAAGCGTCATTCGCTTTCTCATCATCACCACCGGAAACTTGAACGTCCCATTCGGGATTTATTTCAAAACGGTGGAGCTTGTCTTCCTCATAGCCTTTTTCGCCAATAATCCTGACAGCCTCGGCTCCTCTCATATGTTCGGAAAGTCCCCATAAAAAGCGCTTACCAATAGCAACCCAGCATTTGGTTTTGGACTCCATAGCCAATTTCATGCGCTCGGCTGACTGCTGAACATTTAAGTAAGCAATTCCGACTTTAGAGGTATCGGTATTTCCCTGGGCTTCGCTGTTCACGCCTGTTTTCTCTTTCAGCATGTTGTCCAGCCAGTTGGCCAGGTCAATGCTGCCTTTTAACTCTGGCGTTTCAAACTGGAATAGGGCTTTGTTCATATCCCCCTGCATCTGCCATGTGCCGGCTTTTAATGCCACAAGGCCGTCAGGTCGCCACTCTAACTGGGCAGGTTCGGGGAAAACAGAGGGGTCATAGGCTCTTTGGCCGTAGTTGCGTTTGTTTCTGTTGTCTAATTCCTGGTTGATCAGGATGCGGATAGATTCAGCAACCGGCAGGATGTCATCACACGGACTCTTGCTCCAGAAGTTGAAAATATCCCGGTTGGTGGCCCACGAAGGCCAGCACCACAGGTTCGATTTAAAACGTTCTTTCCACGGTACACACGCTACCCAAATGCCTGTTTCATAGTTCCAAACAACGTAATTGCGTTCACCGTTAAAAGTAGTCCCCGATTCAACAAGCTTGTAAAGGTTCTGGCCGGCATAGTTGTGAGTTATCCCGTCCATTCCCAAAGCCATTAAACGACTGTGCTTGGCTTTAAACTGTGTGTCATTGTCAACAAGGGTTTCGGTTTTGGTCGCGTTAATCAGCTTAGAAACCTGCCCTGCGTCATACAACCCGGCTTCAGCTCCCGCTTTCAATTCCTCTTTAGAACGGAAAATGTTGTCCTGGCCTTTATATTTGGCGCGTTCGTCAATCCCTCCGCCAAGAGGGTCGGTGTAGAAGTCATAAACATCAACCGGTTCAAGGTTGCTTTCATATCCCTTAGTGGAGCTGGCGTAATATTTGTAAATCGTGCGGCCGTAGATTCCTGCAAGCTTCGTGCCGTCTGTTTCCTGCATATCCCAGTCATACTCATCCTTGACCTTAATCTTCCCGTAAAAAGCTGTGGTTTTCTTTGCGGCTCGGTAATCAGCCGAATCAACGCCCTGGTCAAAGGTAAGCGGAACGTGTTTCGCCATCTTTGCCTGCCACGTATCCACGAAGCCGGAAATAATCGGGACAGGCACATTGAATTTGCCTTTGATGCTTTTCTTTACGCGGTTGAAGTAAGCATCTTCAATCAAGCTCCAGGAGGCTTTTTCTCGGTCGTGACGATAAAGCATACCGGCTTGGTATTCGGCTCTGACTTGTTTGGCTATTTGTTCTTTTGTGTTATCCGCCATATATGCTTGCCGCCTCTACGGGCGGTTGTATATAAACTTTAGGTTCTTCATTCGTCATCTGGTCTTCAATCACGGCTGCGTAACTGAATTCATCGGCGGCGTGTGATGTGAAGTCGTGGAGGGGCTTTTCCTTAAACATCCCTTTGTCGTCGTCCCATTCCTGGTGGTACTGGGCGATGTAATCAAGCCAGAGCTGGCAGTTCGGTTCGTTTACCCAGAAATGTGACCACATCAGCCGGGCCTTTGCTATTCGGTCGTCAATTGAAAGCTTTGGTACTACTACCCATTCAACGTTCGGCCAGAGTGCCTTTGCGGTCGCTAATCTGGTCTTTCCTGTGGAGATTTCCGTGCCTTCTGCATCGTGCGGGACAAATACTTTTCCATAAACATAAGGTTTGTTTTGCAGGGCTTTAATCGCCTGCGGCATCCCGTCCTTGTTGCTGCCTTCCCAGTAATCAATCTTGTGCGTTTCGTTTCCAATTCTCTGGTAGATACCAGCCGACAAGTTCTGTCCAACGCCGAGGTCAAAAACGATATGAGCTTTCAGTGCGGGGTCGTACGGAACGGACTTTATTCGACCTTGCTTGCGTGCTTCTGCTATCTGCTGCGCGTAATATGCGCCTTTTATCGCTGCTTCGAATGAGCAATACCATTCCTGATCAAATTCTTCCTGTGTCATCAAACCTTGGGCAACCAGCCGGCGGTCGTCTTCCAGGGCAATGCGGAGGTTTTGTATCGTCTCGCCTTCTTCATCTCTTAGCGAGTCGTCTATTGTTTTGAAAACTACTGTCCAGTCAGGGTTGCTGAGGGCGGATTTGTAGATTCGGTGGAATTCGTTTTTGCCTTTGGGGGTACCGAAGAAAATTGCGTAACCGAGGTGGTCAGCAAGTGCCTTCGAGATGATTTCAGAAAAAATGTTAGAAGGCTGTTGGCTATATTCGTCGAAGCCGACGCCCCAGAGAGCGAGTCCACGGAGGGAGTCTGGGTTGTCCGAACCGACGAGGATAAGTTTGCTTCCATTGGGGTATTTAATCGTTAATTCTGATTCGTTGTATTCAATGCCGGGAATATCGCGGCTGATCTTCTTGGCAATGTCCCAGGCAACACGCTTGGACTGTTTATATGTGGGGCCGATGTAAGCAAACTGGGATTCGGGAGTTCGGATGCAATCGCGTTGGAGGTGGTTTAAGACTGCGGTGGTTTTTCCTGCACGGCGGTGAAGAACGAGAACAATCCAGCGCTTTACGCTGTTATGGAGACTTTCGGCCCATTTTCTTGGTTTGTAGGGGATGATAACCATGCGAGTTGAATAGGCTCTCCGCCCGCGCCGGTTATCTGTGTGGGAATCATCTTCGGATATGCTTTGGAAAGCTGCTCAAGAGCAAACCGCTGGTCGCCTTTTACCTTACTGTTTAAAAACTTCTGAAGCACTTGAAAATAGCGGTCTGACAATGCGGCATACCGCTCGACTATCTGCAACTCTTCAAATTTGCTTTTTCTTCCAGCCATTTCACATTAATCACTCTTTAAGGCTTATTTAAAACCAATTTGCTTCAACCGTTCGTCTTCCCACTTCTCATCGATAAACACTTCGCTGGCGTGAATGTGTTTCTCTTTCCGGAGTGCATCCTTTACTGACCTCGCCATTACGAGCTTTCTTACGATGTACCGTTTTATTTCAGGCATAACTCTGTGGATAAATAATGGAATCTGGCTTATCTAAGCGAGTTGACGCTTTCTGTAGATTTGTCAAAATAACTATGTGAGACGAAGAGAGGGCGAAAACTGGCGTTTGGCACTACTTCTAGCTGACGAACTTTAAGGAAGCTTTTAACAAGGAAGTAACCCCACCGTCTCACACAAATAACCATTCATGTTCTTGCCTCTTGATACTGCCTGAATGGTCGGTATCGAGGGGTTAGAACACAAGAAAGGCTCTATATGAGCACATTTAAGCACCTATTGGAAAATCTACGGGAGGATTACAGCGGCTTATTGCCGTTACCAGAGGAAACTCAAAAGGAACTCGAATACCTCACACACATAACGCTGCACAAAAAGTATTCTGACCGTACCTGCTCGCTGTGTGTAATTGACCCTGAATTTGAAGAACACAGGTTGGAACACTTTAAACATCCATCAATCAACTGTCATTTCTGTGTTCAGAATGCGGATTTGCCGTCGCCTGATGAAGAGAGAATGTCTATGGAAGAAATGGAGGCGTCAAATGACTAGCTTGCCTTTGCGTTCGGCTCTACACTGCCACTGGCGAGCTGGCGGTGTGTCGTTTCAACCGCGTGTTCAAAAGTACGGATTCTTTCTGCTGCTTGCTTTTCTTCTGCCTGTACTTGCCTATCTATATTTCGGTTAGCCATTAGCAAATCTAAATCCAGCAAGAACGAAAGGTTCCCCTTTGCGGCGGCTTCTATTTGGAAGTATTGGCGGAAGTTAATCTGCATATCCTAATTACATTAAAGGGGAGATTATATGAGTTGTCAAATTAATGGCTTATTATCACTTAAAGGCTTATTTATCTTTTGGAGAAGAAGCTAATTCAATCACCTGCTTAAGCCTCTTCACTCTATATTCATACTGGTATAGACCGCTCAAAACGCGCCATACTTCCCGCAGCTTACTTATGGACATCGCCACTATCAAAGGCGCAACGATAGGTGTGCTACTGACCTGCGCTGCGATTAGGTACCCCATCGGAACTAACGCATATAAAACGATAGTTACTATGACGATTGCCCAAAGGGACCATACGATTGCCGACACGATTTCAAACGCCAAATAAAGAACTAGTTCGTAGACATTGCCGTGAATACGCATTAAGTCATTCAGTTCTTTTTGGCTCCTAAGCGCCCTGACACCACGAAATACAGAACCCGAAAAAATCACAGACTTATCGAGTGCAGCCCGAATCTCTGTTCGAAACAGTGCAAGGAAGAAAAGGAAGAAGGTCAATAATCGTTCGGGTGCTAGGAGCCATTCGAAATTCATATCAGCAAACTCTCATAGAAACGAAAAAGCCGCCAATCCTTTCGGAGAAGCGGCTTTCTTGTGGGCATACCGCCCAAGAGTAATTAGCTCTGAGCCGATAATCCCAAAATACACTCCACTCGTCAAGACCTATCTCGTTTGATGTATTACAGTTAGAATACCCACAGTTACCGACAATCTAATAAGGAGGATAAAGATGCCCGACATCAACAAGGATCTGCGGGAAATCCCGCTTCCTGTCGTCTTTCAATGGCTCGGCATAGATTTGTCGGGCTTTAAAACTCGTAAGGGTGGGACGGAATGGTATGGTCGTTGCTTTTTCCACGAAGCACAGAAAAACACCACCTCGCTTTCGTTCACGGCGGAGCTGGCGCATTGCTTCAGTTGCCAAATGAAATTCAAAGGGGCAATCGACGCGGTTATCCAGTACAAGAAAGTGGGCTTCCAAGAGGCCACTGCCTGGCTAAAAGAAATGAAAGGGAATTCTCCTGCTCAACCTGCCATCGTTCAACCTGGGGCAGAATCTAGCGTTGTAGAGCCTCTAAAACCCTTCACCGGCAAATATGAAAAATACGCCGTTCCCTGTGAATGGTTGGAGAAACGGATTCCCGATGAAGCGGTTAGAAAACGGTACGGCGTGTTCTGCTACAACAACCCAGCTCGTAAGAGTGCTTACAGCGGGAGGGTTATGCTGCCGGTGCGTGACACACAGGGCACGCTCTATGGTTATCTTGGGCGTGCAATTTCAGACACGAAAGACAGCAACAACAGTGAACCGAAATACCTTTTCCCCCCGAACTTCCCAAAGTCTCGCTTTCTGTTTGGCGCTCATGAACTGGGTACGTTCGGTTCTCTTCCATTACGTGTCGTTTACCTGGTCGAGTCTCCGTTTTGCGTGATGAAGTTTGCGCTGTATGGTCTGCCGGCCGTGAGTCCTTTCGGCTGGTCTGTATCACCTGAGCAACTTTCAATTGTTCAATCTCTGACACGCGGCTTGATATACATACCAGACAGCAACAAGTATCAAGAGTGTGAACGTACGATTGCCCAATTAAGTCGCGTTCTTTGGGTGAAAGCTCCGCCGCTTCCTGCCGGGATTGATGACCCCGAATATCTGAGCCTTGAACAGATCCAGGCTCTAACCCGCTGACAACTTCGTCGGCGGGCTTTTTTTCGTCCAAATACTTTTCCAACCCCTCCGCCTTTAGGTTTTCAAACGGAAGTGTAGGCTCACACGCCAAACACCGCGCTTCACCTCTAGAGCATTTACACACAAATCTATCTAACCAGTTAAAACCCCACATTGTAATTTATGTTAATTAGTTTTAGGGCGACAGAAACGAATTCATCTCCTCAAGGGCCGAAGTAGATAAACGCTTCACGCCAGACCCTTAGAAGCTACCCGGCAACTTCCCTTCAAGCGTGATTCCAGTAGACTCCCCAATTGGAGAGCTACCCCACACAAACAACAGATAACCGGATATAGGGGCCATACCTTGCCTGATGTTTTAAGATGACTGGGCTTCTATCGCCTTACTGACATTATAAATTGTATTAACGTAATTGTATTGTTAGGTCGGCTCTGGGTTACGCAAGGCAGAGGTTCTTTGCCGTACTTGGCAATACAGACACTATTGGATGGACGGGCTTCGCATACGGTTGCTGTGAGTAATTGTTGTACATAATGGTGTGTTTAATTGAAGTGCAGCTGGCGTGTTGTATTCCCAGTATCCGAAAGAGTAATATTTTACCCTCTCAGCATATTCTCGCGAGAAGGCCTGACAGTTAGAAGAGGTAGACTTTAATCCATACCTCAATTTATGGAACCAGCTGTGAAATGATCAACGGAGAACATCTGTTCCCCTCCTATATGATTGCAGTTAAAAAACTATCCATCAACCCTCGCATATCCGCACAAATCCGTATTCCCGCCAAACTTATCCACAATTCTATTCGCTAACCTAAACCCAGCACCAAACACCAACATCACGCAAAACACCAACCCAAGAAGCATCGCCCTATCCCAATGCGTCTTTGCCGTAGGCAAAGAACCGAGGGAACCTAACTCTCAAATCCTTTTGAAAAAATCGTCGCGAGCGAAGCGAGAGACAGCCGACCGAAGGGAGGCTGAACTGTCCCCTGTTCCTTGTCCCCCTGTTCCCTCGTTCAGGCGTTTTACGTGTGATTTCTCACCAGCTCACAACCCGTCTTTATGCAAAATAGGCTTTCCTCTCTTACTGCCTATCACCCCTTTTAGGTCCTGACGACTTGCACTGAAAAACGGATAGAAAAGAGCGCCCTTGGCGCTATCCAGCCCTTTCCCCGTCCGCTTCCCGGATTTTTCAGAACACCGTGGTGCCAGACAAAGACAGAACCGAATTATGCGAGCCGGAGGCGAGCCAAACGGGGAACCGCCGAGCCAATACCGCCAGTAGCCGTGTTTGTTTCACGTATTAGGGCGGCGGTAAACGGCGTTACCGCACGTCTGGCAAGACAGCCAGATTCCGAATGCTCGCGTAAGCGAAGCCACCCTGGCGTACCGCTGTTAAGTGGTTGCGGAGCAAGTCGTTAGACTAGACGGGGTGGCTTCGCTCGGAGAGCGAGCAGGAGGAATAGCCCGACCCCAATTTCATTGGGTAGCCAGCCACACGAAAGTGTAAACAGAAATATTGACGATGTTAATCGTCGTTTATATGCGCTTTTTGACCCAAGTATGCACCGGCCGTAAGTGCCGGAAATTCCGGTTAGGGGCGTAGATTGACTTTCCCTCGACAAACTGTTTCATCAGTTTCACGGCTCGCCATACCTGTCGCCTGTTAAGGCGAAACCACTCTCCCCAAACGTGGTTCTTGAAATGAAGCCGATGCATCCAATCTTCCAGCTCAACGTATCGTTCGGTGACGGCAAAATGAACCACCTTGACAATTTTGTGGGTCTTTTGCCTCTCATAAAAACGCCACCGATTAGCCCAATTCGAAGTACGCCCGAATTTAACGAGACCATCAGCACGCCGGATAATATAAACACCTGATAACTTTTCGTTCATAACCATACCGACTGGCTCCATCCAAAGTCATCATCCCGAACTTCTCAGACACACCCCTCCGTAAGGAGGGGCTCACCTAAGTGCGGTACTAAAACTCACTGATGCAGTCATAAGCCGTAAGGCTTACCCCTCGGATTAGGAGAGAGCATTTAGCGACATGCAGGGGCGTCCCACTGGAGTTGAGCCTGGGGAAACAGCCGGTATGGTAATAATCAAAAACCCACCTGCGAACGACGAAGTTGCACAGATGGATTATTATCGTCGTTCTTTAAGCAGTTACTTGAATTATAACGGGTTATGAGAGTTCCGTCAAAACCACCTTCTTATCGGGAAAGGTCGGGGAAAACCAAATCGGAGCGAGCGGGTTTTCCAAAACATCAGAATGGAGAGCGACAAAAAACCTTATTCGCGTATTTTTCTTTCTCGCAAAGAGATTAAGCATTTCTCTTGTCCGTTCTAACGCCCCTTCGGGGTCTTCATAACCATAACGCCAATCCTGAACCGTAAACAAAATATTCGCCGCGCTGTTCTTTAGGTGCTGGAAAAAACGTATATAAAGCTCAATCTTCTCGTTAAATTGTGTAGTTAGATGTTCAGTACCTCGGTCAACCTCTAAGAGGAATAATTCATCAGCCAGTTTCAAGCGGCGGTCATACCAAATCGGGTACTGTTGCTTCTTTTCATCTGAACCAATATTGAAAGCTTTTTTCTCATCAGCATCCCAAGCGTTATCCCAATGTTGAAGTTTTCCCGTTTGCCAAAACGCAACAAATAAATTAGCACAATCAAGCTCGTGCGGTACGCTCTTATAGCGCGAAATACCCTTGATGGCAGGGAGAGAATAAATATCAGGTAGGTTCCGGTGAGGCCTTCCGTGCTTTACGAGTTCTTTTTGATTTACCATCCGGTTTAGCATTTGCTTCGTGTGCGGGTAACTCCCCGGATACATTATTAAGCGCGGCTTTTCTCGAATCAAAATAGGCTTCAAAAGCTGTCCCGTCTTGTCGTACGGATACAGTTTCGCCAGTTGGAGTGCTGTCATTCTTGGTTCTAGATGTAGAGCCTTCAAAATTGCCTTTTTTCTGTCTACCAATCCTTCCCTCTCTAAGTTCGGTTGTACTCTTAGAATTTGCAAATCTATGTGTTATTTCCCCCCAAACCTCCGCCGTGCGGCGGTATAGCTGGGGATTACTTTTGAATAAATGCTTTAAAAATTCGGTCACTTGTTGATCAGATACTTCCGCATCAATGTCTGGCCACGTTCTCATATCGCAAATACGAGGTAGTTGTTTGTTTATCCTAATAGCAGCCTGTCGCTTTTTAAGGGCTGACAAAACGAAAGTAATTTCCCGGTCAGTAATATCGCCGCCGTAACCCATCGTACCTATCATCTCCCGAACGTCGTCCTCATCTGGTGTCCAAAACAGAAACTTGCTTTTACAACCGCCCTTTACCGCCCCTTTGACTTTCGGCATGTTATCAATCTGCCAGAACCACTGATGCGCCAAAGTAAGGTAAATCTTTAAGTGCCGCCCCATTGTTAAAAGGTCGGCAATCTTGTCAGTTACGTAATAAGAAAATTCATCAATGTATACATAAAATGGAGTGGTGTTACCCTTCATGCGCTCGCGGGCTCGAATGACCTCATTGAGTATTGCGGTTCCTAATAGACTTTGCTGCGGCTTATCGTAAGTGCCGGTCTTGTCGAGGTTGCAAAGGATAATCCAGCCGTCACTGATTAACTGCTGAAAATTAACGCCTTGCTTTGAGCCGAAAATCGTCTTCATCGACGAATGGGTAAAAGGACCAAATCTTCTTAATGTCGCCTGAACGTCTACCCATGCCCTATCTGGATGTTTATCTTGGCAAGTCTTATAAATTCTGTCCAGTTCCTGCCGAGTTAACCAAGAAATGCTTTCGTTGTTGATTATCTGGTCTCGCTGATTAGCCAATGATGGGAAAATCATTTGCTCACATTCAGCGAGGGTATAACCGCCCCTGTGTAAGGCTTCAACAATGAAGCGAACATTGTGAGTAATAATAGATTCCTGCGTGAAATCGGCTGAATTCCATAAAACTCTCAAAGTGTCGGCAACGTGAGCTGCCATCGGTTCAGTTGGCGCGTTATAGTCAAGCGGATTGATAGGAACCACATATCGCAAGTCTTTATCAGGGTGGTTCATCAAAGACGGGTCAATTACCAAAATCTTTTCAAAACCTTTCTTGATTGCGTATTTCAGGACTTTCCCCATCGTCGTACTCTTTACGTCACGAGTACTGTCGATAAAAAGGAAAGGTGCTTGGTAAGGCGGGTCTAAGGTTTTGTCCATGAGCATGTGGATATCCATGCTCATTAGCATTTCGAGAAAAGTACTCTTACCTTGTTCGGTAGTGCCTAAAACGTGGATGTGCTGCTGGCGGTCGTGTTCGTAAAAGAGGATTCTGCCGTCTTGTTCATTGTCAGCAATGTATCGGCCAGGGTAAGGGGATTGCTCTTCGTTAACTAACTCATCAATTACCTGACGGGCTGTCTGTCGCCTGGTCCACTGCTTGTAGGTTTGCCCCGTTTCCTGCTTGAAGTAGATGTCGCGCCATTTGCTCATTTAAATTCATCCTAAAGGCGGCTATCAGTTCATCTTTGGTTTGCAGTGCCATTTCTCTACTCTCATCATCCAAGGTGAAATCAGCTTTAATTTTGGCGCGTTGGTAAACCGCTCGTTGAATTTGAGCTTCAAGACTCTGAACCGTCAAATGTGGGAGTAAGCGTTTTGCGGTGGCTGCCTGAAGGTCAAGGCCTATTTCCCGTTCATAAGCATCTAAACGGTTGGCATCCATTCTTTTAGTTTCATCAATTTTAATGTTCGATAACTTCTCTGTCTTTTCCAATTCGAGCGTGTGCTTTTCGCGTTCGACTTTCACCAAGCCGTAGGTGGGGACATCCATCCCTTCTTTAAGAGCCAAATTGACTATTCCCGCAATCGCCTGATTCTGCGCTAACGCTGTTTCGTGGATAGCTTTTAAAAGCTCGTCCTGCTGCTTTAATTTGGTTGGTAAAGTGTGAAGAGCGTGCTGCGCTGCCTGCACACTGCCTTCAACATTGGAAGAATGATTTATTTGCGCAATTTGGAGCTGTGCCTGAGCATTAAAATCCCGGATTCGGGCTTCACTTCGTCCGGCAGACCAATTGGGGAAAAGAACTGCGGGTTGGGGAGTTTCAATATAAGGTTCAATTATTGGAGGCGCAGCTAAGGTAATGGCCTCCGTAGCAACTGCGTCATAATCAATTTCCCCATGAAATTCTTCAGCGAGTTTGTCGTAGTCTTTCAAGGAATCCCTGCTTTCTTTTTAAAAGCATCAAGTGCTGCCTGATTTGGAAACGTATAGACCTTTCCGTTAGGAGCCGTAACGGAGAAACTACCTTCTTCAGGAACAATCTTAAAAATCAATAACAGAATAACAAGATGAACAATTCCATCAATAATTGACCAAGTGTTATTAGGTGCCGTTATAGTAAAAAGGTGAAGAGCAGTAAACGTTCCCGATAAAAAAACAAGTAAAGCCGCGCCACGCCCAAAGATTTTTACTGTCGAACGTACTCGGTCTGATTCCTCATCATCAGGTAATCCTCGTATAGGGAAAACGAAACGCAAAAATACGAACCCTGTGACAAAAATAATAGCGGCGTTCAATACAACAATGGCCTCAGGCACAAAATATTGCTGCGTCATATCAATGCCAAAGTCAGAGGGCAAATTCCGAAACCGAATAATGAAATAAACCGTAAAAATAAAAGCAAAATTTCGGACTGTTTGCCTCTGCTGGCGTTCATACGCAGTCAAAGAAAGTTTGGAAGCCATTTGCCGCGGATTCTACATCCCGCATACGGTTAGGTCAAATGAGGTGTTGCCTTGAAGTTTGGAGTTTTAAGAAAGGGTCGGAAGTGGAGTAGAATCAGTCGAGCCGAGGGTTTAGTTTCCTCATGCGTGTGAAGCATGCGCTCTTCCAACTGAGCTATGATCCCTTTTGAATCTATGGCTTAGAAAAACGAAGGCGAATTTTGACCCTCTGCCTAAAGGGTCAATTTGTCTACACAATCAGCTCACATTTTACTTTGTGCTTCCCAAAACTCCAAAGCTTCCTTCGTTGGACTTCCAAAGCGATACGTTCCAACCAACGTTCTCTTCCGGTGGCAATTCGCGCATCGAACATCACACTTACTTATCTCCTCAATCAAAGTTTTTAAAGAACACTTACTAAGAACTAAAGCTGTCACCGCCCGTTTCTTCTTTCCTCTTACGTGGTCGTATTCCAAAACAACAGGATTCTTCTCTCCGCAATCAACACAAGGGTGCAAAAGCAAATGAGCAAGCAAATATGCTCGGTTGCGCTGCAATACAAAATCAACAAGTCCTTTCCTTCTAAGATTTATTTGAACCTGATTTCTAGCGTAATAATCACGTTCAATTCTTGCCTGACACGCTCGACAGTATCGCTGCAAACCATCTTTATTCGTCCTGTTCTGATTAAAAGAACTCCCCCTTCTTTTTTTCTGACATCTCAAACAAATTTTCAAAGAAATCGAGGTTAATTATGAACACTGACAAATTTATAAATGAAAGAAAGTATCTCAAAGCCGTCACTCCCTGCACTCTCGCCTGGTACAAACAATCTTTCAAAGCTTTTGAAGATGCACTGGAAACTACAGAGGAAATCAAGCAGCGAATTGTTGAGCTACGGGAACGGGGAACGAAACCTGTTTCAATCAACACTTATCTTCGGGCGGTAAAAGCGTACTGGTTGTGGCAAGGGAAGAAATGGGAAGTTGGTCATTTAAACGAAGAATCTAAAATCCTAAGTACGTTTTCTCCCCATCAGGTCAACCAATTTCTCAAGTCTCGTCCTGGGCGCACGCACACGCTTGTGTGTTTGTTGTTTGATAGCGGGCTTCGCATTTCCGAAGCTCTTTCGCTGAAAAAAGAGGACATAGATTTGGACGGGTTTACCCTTCGGGTCTTGGGCAAGGGCGGAAAACACCGTCTTGTGCCGTTTTCGGCAGAGTTTCGCAAAATCCTTTTCCGTTATCTGGTCAAATTTCCGAGTCAGAATTACGTTTTTGCTACTCGAAATAACACAAAGCTCACCGTTAGAAACTTCCTGCGTGATTTTAAAAAACTGGGTCATCAATTAGGGGTTAAGAATGTAAGAATTTCACCACACACTTGCCGCCATTCTTTCGCTGTCAACTGGTTAAGACGGGGAGGGAATTTATATTCGCTTCAGCGGATACTCGGCCATTCGAGTATTACAACTACAGAACGTTACTGCCGGTCTTTGGGGATAGAGGATATTATCAAGGAACACAGCTCACGCAGCCTTTTGTGCGGGTAGGGAATCAAGCAACTGCTGAATGCCAAGGAGGGCTAATTTGTCGTCTTTTTTTCGGTATGCAAAGGCGCGGAGTTTGAGTTTCTTGTACCCGTCCTCTCCGAGTTGCTTCTTCTTGAAAGCGATATATTCTTCTCTTCCGTCTCCTCCAAGATATTGATGGCAACTGAAACACAGGGCATCGCAATTATCTGGGTCAAAGCGTGTGTTCTCTCGCGCTCGTCCCCAAAAATGAGAATTTTGTAAGCCTTCTGTTGGCGGCCGAAATTGCTTTTGGCAGAAGACACATCGCCAACCGTCTCTTGTTCGGATGTATTTTGAAAATACTGCATCGGCTTTTCGGATTTTAATTTTCAAGATTGATATTGCTAATCATGTCAACGGGGGTCAGCTTACCTTTATAAACAATCCTGCAACCGCCCCAAAAATCCCATGATGGTTGCCAGTCACTATACCTGGAATAACAGCTCGGTGGGTCAATTACGGCATACAGAGCAACTATCAAAGCAACAACACCAATTACGAATAAAATAATCACCCAACCTAAGTTTTCAAACATCCAATCAGACATCCTTGTCCTTTCGCGCCTCTTATGGGCGCATTAATTAATCATTCTTATACAAAGTCTTCTTCTAAAATATTTATGACAATCGGATTCTTGGGGTATTTTTGTTTAAAATAATCAATCATTTGAACACTAGAACCTTCAGTTCCTGACCAATCGTGCATTCGGCAAAGCCGACACACAGCATAAATTTCGTAACTGTCCCAAATATCTACCTCGTGTTCATGTGGGCCGATGTCTTTTTCTACAATGCTAGATTTCATTTACGTGCTTGGTTAATTGTTTTCTGGCAGAATGGCGGGATGAGCAAATGGGAATACACAACGCGCGTTGCTGTCTTTAAGGAAGAATCTGGTGAGTGGTTCATTGCGGCAGGTCCTGGCGTAGGTCCTGATGCTGCGCTCAATGAACTAGGAGAACAAGACTGGGAGCTTGCGGGAGCGTTACCGGCATGGGAAAAGAACGCTACAAAGTCAAGCGTGCTGATCTTCAAACGCCCTAAAGGCAAAGAGTTAAAACCGGCTCGTGTTCGCACGCTTTAAACCGTAACCTCTCCCGGCAACGGGATCTGTAGCCCCAAAAACTCATTCGCCCACAGCCGGCATTTCTCGGTGTATTCAA